GCTCATTTCCAAAGAACTCAGCAAGAATATCTGTGATGCTTTTGAGCGTGTTATCGGTTGCGTTCAAAACGATTTTGATTTTGAGCATTAACCGATAGTCTTCGTCATCAAGGTCTGAAAACGATTCAGCCAGCATTGAGTAGCGCAGAAATACGCTCGTCGTGTTTTGTCCACCGGCATAGTCAGTGAAGCCCGTCACCGCCAACAATGGGGTGTCTGAGTCGCCGAACGTGAAATAGTCTCTTGCAGGTTGTGAGAGCACGCGTCTCGAAAACCCGATATACTTTCCAAGGATGTCGAGCTGAGGACCGACGGCCGTGTCGATATTAAAAGCATCTCGCACGTCCAACGGAACAAGGTCGCAAATCGCTTGTCTTACCAGAGCGTCAATCGTCGCAGTGGCTTTCGGTAAACCTTGGTATTGGTAAAGCAGCAAGTTGTTATAATACGCTGCCGCTTCGTTTATTTGTGCAACCGTTGCCATCTCACACCACCGTGATTGCTATTCGGGTTGTCGATAATATGAATCTGTTTTGAATCGAGCTAGGGTAAATGAAACCTTCATAGCTGCCTGCTGTCAGCGACACACCACCGTCGGTGACGACTGCGAGCGGGTCGAGAGTTTTGACAAGCGTCGTGATTGCTGTGTAGTCCGCTGGTTCGTAAATTTTCAAAACGATTTGCTCAAAGATTTGTTGTTTTAGAAATTCATCGTCAATCGTGTGACCAGCATCAAGAGATGTGATTGTAAGCGCAATGTAAAGGTCTTCAAAAACAGGTCGGTCAAACTTGACGACAAAGCCCGTTCCGTTCGCTTGCGTGATAGTGACTTGCTCAGTCCCCTTCATGCCACAGCCAGCGTTGCGCTTGGCGTAAATTGCAGCGGCTACATCGGCATCAGTTCCACCGTCAACAATCGCCCAAATCGAATGCCCCGGAATGCCGTTAGCGTCGGTCGTGGAGTTTACGTTCTCGTAAACAATGGCATCGGTCACACCATCGACCGCAAACAGCGCTGCCTGAGTTGCATCAAGCGCGCCGATAGCGGGAAGTGATACGGATTGTCTGCGACGAATCTTCACAGCTGAATCGGTTTCCTCAGCAACACCTTGTGCAATCGGTGATGTCGGATTGTTCACCGACAGAACACCGAGCGTAATCGTTTCAATGGTCGTGAGCGTATTGACGAGTGTTTGCGTCGCACCGGCGAGCTCGGCTTGAAAGATTTTGGTATTTGCACCGGTGATAAGCGTTGCCGTTTCTTCGAGCACAAACTTAGTTCCAGAGCCGTCGGAAATTGTGAATGGTGTTTCTGAAGTGTCGCGGCCAAGCAAAGTCACCGGTCGGTCAGTCGTCACTGTCACGTTGTTTCGTGTGAAAGTTGCACCGCGTCGCTTGATGCCGTTGATGCTTAGACGTTGGTCAAGAACCGCTCCGCTTGCTTGGTCTGGGTCAAAGCTTGCGTAAACTTGACTGACGAGTTCAAGCAAGTCCACTTTTGCTTGTGCGAAAATATTAAGCATCTGAGCATCGGGCGAGTTTGCATCCAGATTGATATTCGCACCGTAAATCGCTTTAAAGCTGTCTTCCAGTTGAGTGACAATTGTTTCTAGGCTTTCGAGATTAAGCCCAGTTGAATCGACGTAGTTACTCATAACTCCACGCTCCCTTGCACGCCGACTGTGTTAACGGTGTCTATCCAATAGCGTAGCACAAGCGTGCGCTCATCGTTTAGTGGTTCGATTCGTAAATCAGTGACAGCCGTCACACCGTCTACGTTAAATATAACTTCTCTGATTTCGAGCAGCGTCAAAACGATATCCTTTTGACCGAGAATCGAAAACCACCGTACCCCGACCGCTCCGTCAAAAAAGCACTCACCTCGGAAAGTGCGTACCTTCGTCTCGATGTCTTTTGCTATCGCGTCGTCGTCCGACATGTAATCCGACAGCCCTTTGCCAAATACCCAATCATCGGTGAGGCGAGAGCCCCGAAATGTAGCAGTCATGACTTACTCCAATAGTTGAGCGATTTGTGTTTTCAATGCGGCTTTTGTTATATCTATCGTCGCATAAGCCATAGTTCCGGGAGTGTTTAATGCTGTGACAGTTGGCGCTCCGGATTTGATTTCAGTCACAAGGTCATCTATTACTTTTTCGAGAATGGTCTTCAAATCACTCGCAGAATTTTTCATCGCCAACTTATTCGCCTTGGCATCGACCTCTATTTTTCCGTCAATCGTTATGTTGCCTTCATCGGTCTTTAGGTTGAGCGGTTTTGCTTTGCCATCGAGCGTTATGCCCGCATTAATAGCGATTTCGCAATCTTGGTTTTTGATGGTGATGGGCAATTCAAGAGCGTTCAGCATGACGGCATCAAGAGCGAGCTCAAGCGGATTGCTTTGTGGTCGGATGCCGACAATCGCCATGCCGTCTGAAAGCGAATGAGCACGCGGAGACGCTGGTGCCCGCAATTCGCCTGAATACCACCAGTCATCGATGTCGCGGTCATTGAACATAAGAATGCACCAGTCACCGACCTTAGGCGGGATGAACAAATGAGCGCCACCGCCAGAAAGCACGAAAAGAGGCACGTCAACAAACAATGGATAGTCTAGCTCACGTTCGTCACTTAGCCGTCTTTTGAATGCACTAGAGCACGTTATCGTGTTCTTCGCTGCGTCGATGCTTTCAATTTTGCAAATCAGGTGACAGTTAATTTCCCGACTCACATCGTACTTGACTCGATTCAGCATGTCGGCTGTGTTTGGCGCTGCCTTTGGAAATTGCAAGTCCGTCATGAAGGCCTCACAAGTTTAAAGAGTTTTGAATCTGGTGGAATCTGAAGCTTGAGACGAGTCGTCACTCGCCCATCGACTTGAGGCGATATGAGCCCTTGGTGTTCAATTTCAATCACTCGATATGTACCGGTCGCCTCAGGGAACGTGATGCTTTCTAGTTCAAGCGCCTGACAGATCGTCACACGTGGCTCGAATATTAGCTCGACCTCAACCGTTTGCTTGTTCTTGCGTGGCGTCCCTATAAGTCCGGTGCTGGCGTCAATCTTGCCGATATCACCCGGAAGTATTTCGTCATCGGCGAGAACGTAAGCGTGATTCTTATCTATAAAAAATCTTTGACGGCTCGCTACTCTTAAATATTCGACCGGATTGCCGAAGATAGTTTGCCCGCGTTTCGTCACGTCTTCGTACCCGTCGCCTACGGTTGCCCCGTCGATTCCGGGGAGTGATTTCATGAGTCCAGTTAATACCTCCTGAATCTTCTGCCCTGCGTTTACGGTCGTTTGCGCTTGCCCTTCAGTCATCGCATAGCCACCATCGAATGCCTCGATGACGGTTAGAAAGTCAGCTCCCTGTCTGTACGATTCTGCTTGTTTCACAAAGCCATTGAACAGCATTGGCAAGTTTTCGTTGCCGTCATTATCGTAACCGGCAAAGAATTGAATCGAGCGCAATTCAATTGAGAACGGGTCTTTGTAAATCAACCTACGAGTGTCAGGGTTCAAGTTGTAAATCGTAAAAGAGCCCGTGTTTGCTGAGCCGTTGATTGACCGCATGATGTTGAAGTCGCATGAAAATGGCGTGGCAATATCCAGCACCTCATTGCTGCCTTCCGCTTTGGCAACTCGCAACAAATATTTGCGCTGAAACTTATCCATACTCTGCCTCTAATTCTTGCACCTCGGTTTGATTCAAAATGTACAGTGTTGTCGTGCCGTCGATGAATGTGTTGATTGTCATCGGGTCTTGATAGGTTTTCGTTTCAACCAACAACCCGAACGGAATGCGGTTAGCGAATTGCAAAAGAATGTTTGGCATAAAGCACAACCGCATTTCACGAACCGAGAAATCATCATAACTTAAATCGAAGTACCAACTATTTTGGGTGTCACGCCAGTACAAAGTTAAGTCAGCTTCAATGCCGCTGTTTTCAATCGGCAACTTGTAACGCTGTTTTGGCTCCTCGGTGAGCCCTTCAATCTGGAACATCGAAAAACTCCTATTGTGGCACGACCGCGTTATAAATCTTTTTGACGAAACCGAGAGCATTATCAACACCGGCTGCTGCAAAACTCTTATCCTTGCCGCGCACGGTTCCTTTCTCGCTTACTGCTGCCTTTTGTATTTTGATTCGCCCTTTGATTTCTGTCGTGAGCTGTTTAGTCTTCGCCAGCGTGATTTGCTTGAGTGACACCGTGACGGATGTCCATTCGCTTGTCGTTTCATCTTGGTCAAAAGAAACACTTTCGATTGCCATGTTTTCGAAAGTTTCCCACGGCGTTTCGACGGTCAGCAAGCTTCGACCATAGAAAAATTGCTTGATTTCAAGATAATATTGCTGCTGCTTTGTCCGCGTCGGATTGCCGGAAACGATGTCCTTGATGTTCTTCAATTTGTCCAATGTCTGTTCAGTTGCCTGCTGAGTGCGCTTTAAACGTGCAAGTGTCTGAGTCGCCGATGTGCTGAACGCCGGAGACAGAACACCGACTGAAGTCAAAGCGTTCAATACCGTTTCGGCATATTGTTCGATTTTGCTTTTTGTCAAAACCAGCTCGGAAACTTTGCCTACAAGAGTGACTCGTATTGGCTGAATGGTGACGTGGTCTTGCATCATCGAATTGTCTTCGACCGCGTGGTCGGTGATTGCTGCCTGAAGTTGCAGCGTCTCGTTTTCTGGAATTGAAAACACCAGCCCGTCAATTCCTTTGACCGTGTTTTGTGGCTTAACAAGCGCGGCGGTTGCACCTGCTAGTGAAAGTATTGAGCCACCCTTTTGGACAAGACTCGTAGCGCCTGAAGTTGCAGAGAGCAAAGTTGATACGACAGCCATTTGTCATTGCTCCTGTCGCGGCATTTGGTAAACCGCGTTAGATGTTTCTTGTCGCAAGCGTCTGGAAACTTCTTCGCTCACAGCTTTCGGGTCGCCGGTTCCGTTGACGTTGATTTGTACATTCTGATTCATCGTTGAAATTGCGCCAGCCATTGCCGGAGTGGGTGCAACTGCTGGAATCATCGCCGGCTCATTGAAGCCAAAAAAGCCCTTGATTGCGCTACCGAGGTCAGCGCCCTTCTCCATGACTGACTCACCGACACCTTTGACTGTGAGTTTTGCGTCTTCGAGGACTTTCTCAGGGTTTGTGAATAAATCGTAAATCAGTTTGAACGATGAAAACAATCCCTCGCCAATCATTTTGCCGGTTCCGATAATCCAATCCACGAACAACTTCCACGCGCCCTTGATGACTTCGATTTCAGTTGTGAAGTTTTTGGAAAGCGTAGACCACACTCGCCCCGTGACCGAATCGCCACCGCGCAAGAAAGTTGCGATGTCATCAATCACAAGTAGCACCGCTCCAAGTGCTGCGACTATGCCGAGGATGGTCACCGTTGCGGGAAAAAATGCAGCAGCCAATGCTGTTCCTATTACCCCGATTATTGATAGGATTATCGTCTTACGTGATTCGATGGCCGTCATCCAACCGATGATTTCTGTACCGATTCGCGCTAAGCGCCGAGCGAATTCCATGAATGGTTTCGTGATTGGCAAAATCATTGCACCAAGTTTAGTCAAAGCACGCTGAAACGCTGCCCACGTTGCCTTGAACTCAATTGAGAATTCTTTCAGCTCGCCAATTTCTTCCGGTGAAAGTATCAGCCCTTGGTCGGCTGGCTTTATTGACGCTCGCAATCTCAGAAACGTAATCATTTCCTCGGACAAGCCCATGTCCATTGCAAGCTTGGTACCCATTGCCGCTGGGCGAGTTTTGAGCATTTGTTCAATCTGATTCAATTGCGTCTCGGCATCAGCAAACCAGCTCACACCGGCGAGCTGAAACGCTCCGGCGTCACCGCGCCCAAGTTGAATATCCATTGACTTTGACTGCAATTCACGGAGCGAGTTTGCCACCTCGTCCGCTTCCACTCCGGTTTGCTCCGCTTGCATTTGCAACTTTTGCAATGCCGTTGTGCTCATGCCTGAGTTGAGCCCGAACTTGAATAGCTGTTCCGATGCTTCCGCCGCTCGTGAGGTCAGCTTCACCATCCCAGCGACAACACCGAGGATAGCTACGCGGACTAAATTCGCCTTGCCAATTATATCGGTCAGCTTGCCGAGAAAGCCGATTGAACCAAACTCACTCTCACGGAAGAATTGCGGCAACTTCTCGCGTGCAATCAATTGCGCTTGCTTGCGAAAGTCCATCGCTTTGTCTTTGAGCACACCAAGACCCGCTTTAAATTTACCTACGCTTGCATTGTTTTGTTTGTCTTCGCCGAGCTTGAGCTTGACGAACAACTCACCGATATTCATTTTTCCCCCGGTTCGTTTAGCTCGTGGAATCTTTGCTCGTATTCTCTCATGGAACGCAAATGGTCGAAAGCGTCACAAACGACGTCGGCTCGTGTTTGCATAAGGTCTGACAGTGAACCATAGCCCGCTGCTGACAATTCACATAGCATGAATCTGTCCATCGTCATGTCGATGTGCATGGTCGGGGTCTTGAATTTAGGAGGCTTTCTTAGACCTTCGAATCTGAAAGCACTCCTTCGAGAAAAGGCGAACAGTTTTCCTTCAAAGCAAAAAATATAGCGAACAAATAATCCTTACGTGCCTCGACTGCGTTCCATGTTCTGTCGTCAATTTTCAGCCCGTCATACGTGCATTTCTTGAGGCATTGCTTGCCGGCTTTCTCGATGTCTGAATTGCTCAGGAGCTGGGTGAGCGGTCGTTTGAATTTCATTAGGTCTTGAGCCATGAAGTCCTTTCCGAGCTCAATGCCTTGCAAGTCAACTTCTATCAAGCCGATGATTTTCGCTACCTGCTGAAACACGGCGAATGCTTCAGAGAAGTCTAACGGTGTCACGTGCAGCTTTGCACCGGATGGTAAATCGTGTTCGCTCATGTATGCCTCCTAAACAAAAAAAAGAGGATGGTATGAACCATCCCCGTCAAGTTACATATTGATGCTTGTTCAAGCAATAGCGCGCGGAGCAACTGCAAATTGCATCGTGTAAACGCTCATCGCTTGTTCGGTGTCGCCTTCAACGTTGACAGTTGCTTCAACTGGTTTCGCAATGACACCACCAGTCAGCACGTATGTGTCGCGTGTCAAGTTTCCGGCACCGTCACCGATGACCTTGATGACTTCCGCGTTCATCAAAATGTAGCCTGCGCTATCAAGCTTGTATGCCTGAAGTTGGCTGTTTAAATATTTGTCATCGCCTGAGCCACGGAGAACATGCAATTCAAGCGACGCCTGATTACCTGTTTCGTTTTTTGCGTAGATGGTGTTGCCGTTCTTACCAACTTTGACCGTGACTAAATCATTCGGGTAAGTCAGCTTTGCCACGTCACCGGAACCGATGTCGGTAATGAGGCGGTCATTGATTTTGATTGTATCGTTACCTGTTAGTCTCTGAATCATTGTCTACCTCATTAACGGTTGATGTTGATGATAACGTCGGATGAATGCACAGCGCCAGCGAGCTTGAGCGCAATCTGAATCAACGGAGCCTTGCGAGCTTCGCGGTCGACTGAGGATTGCTGCGTGATAGGCAAGCTGTAAATGAAATAACCTTGCTCAGCGATATTGCGCTTGAAGTCCTCAGGGTCGCCGAATGTGTCGGGTGAAGTCCAGCTTCCCGGAGCTGACATTCCGTTTGCAACCGATTGACCGCACACTTGTCGATATGCACCTTTTAGCAAGTCCATCCCTGCTTCGGTCTGTGGAATTTTGCTGACCGTTTGAGCAAGTACATTGAATCCCGCAACTTCCATTGCAAGCTTGAGCCATTGCAAATTGAAACGCTCATCGAAGAATACGTTTGCACCGTATGAAAGCACAGAGGAACGCCCAGCGATGTTTGCGTACACATCCGCACCGACAACTTTTGCCTTCGAAAGCAGCGTGCTTGTTAGACCCTCGTCAGCAGTCACCCCAGCAATTTGCTTCAAGTGCATTGTGTTGGTTGTGTTGTCGCCAGCGAAATTGACACCGAGCGCACGGGACACATAACCGAACTTGAATGCTTCAATCTTGGTTGCGTCAGAATGGAACAAGCAGCGAGTGTTCGTAAGCGTCGCGCCTTGAATCAGCCCGAACAATCCACCGACTTCTAAGTCAGCCGAATCAGAGCTACCTACGATGTACAGCTTGCCGGCAGCTTGTGCGGCGGCAGCAGTCGCTTGAACAATGACATCGCTTTCTGCGAACGTCGTCGCGAATGAACCAAAGAACACGAGCGGAATGAAGGCAGCAAGCGCAGCGGTCGAGTCATCAGCAGCTGCAACTTTACCCACGATGAACTTTCCACCACCCGTGATGATATTCGGTGACTGTGAGAACACGGACACAGCAGCTTTGTAAACATCGCCGGTTGTACCCCAGTCGGTTCCGACATCGGTTGCGCTTGTGTACACGCGATATTCACCGTCAGCAATTGAAGCTACTGGTGTATCTTTCGTCATGCACAACAAATTGGAAACACTTTGCAGCGCAAGCCCAGCAGGTGGAGTTGCGACGGTGACGTTAATGACTTCGGAAATATTTATCATGCTCATATCGTTCCTTCCTCGGTTTCGGTTTCGAGTGTAAATGTATCATAATAAGCGACGGCGTTACTTTGAGTGTATGCCCTGAGCACGTTGAACTCAATTGTCATGCGATACAGTTGACGAGTTATCTCAGCAGCGCTCGTATCGAGAACGCTGTTTGGTATTCTGGCAAAGCGTAAACCGTTGGCGTTGGCCACTTCATCAGCATAATCCGAATTGAGCGCACCGATGACCTCTTGCGAGCGGTTGAGTGCATCGGGAGTTACCGAAAGCAAATCAACGCGAATCGTTTCTTGAGTGTGTTGGTGAGTCGTGCTCGTAACCGTTGCTGCATAGCTGTGCTTTTTGCCCGTTGCATATTGACGTGCATTGACTTGCGACACAATGACGTACAAGCGGTTGTCTTTTGGGATATTGATTTTCTGATTGTAAATCCAAATCTGGTCACTGCTTAGATTCATGAATTGCTTCACGACGTCGCAAACGAGCGTCAAAGTTGAAACGCTCATGTGAATGCCTCCGCAATTTCGTATTCAAAATAACCGTAGTCCACGTAGTCGGAAACTGCGAGCACTCGGTAGCGTTTCGTTTTCCAAATGATTTCGTCGTCTAAGGCGAGCTGCAAATCGGTAGTCGAGTGAACCGTGAACCAACGCCATTGACGTTGACCCTCGGACTTAATTTCAAGCTGTTCAGCTCGCATGGGCTGGATGACACCCTTGAATGCAATTGTGCTTTTAGTTTCCACGAGCTGATAGTTGACGATTGATTTCGTAATACGGTCAAACGTGAAAGGTTGCGTCCACGCTCTAACGGCATTCGACAAATTCGGCAATGCCATCAAACCACCTCATACTTAATAGAGCGTTCGAGTTGTCCGGTGTCTTGCAAGATTTTCGGGTTAAATTCTTTTTTAGAATTCGGATACATTTCATCAAACCGCTCGCGTTTCATCCAATACGTTGAGTCAGCGATTTCTGGCCACTTGCCGAAACCTTCTGTTTCAAAACACTCCCCAATGTATTCCTGCCACTTTGCACCGAGCTGGTTATAAACGTCTTTGGTTTTGCCGGCCATGACTTTTTTGAGAATAGCTAGCTCATTTGATTCGATGAACGCCGACATATCTTCCCCGCGTTCTTCATAGGTCAATCGAAAAAACGAACGCTCAGGTATGCGACCATCACGACTGCCGAACTCATGCACAGCGGCTAGTTTTGCGTTCGTCATCCCTGAATCGTCGTCATTGTCGCGATTGTTTTTTGCGGAAAGAACGCCGACCTTTGCGTAATGCTTGCCGAGGTCAGCTTTCATACGTTTCGTGTATTTGTCGAGATTTTTTAGATCGAGTTTTACTTCCACGGCCAGAACTCCTTATTGAGTTGTGGCACCGGCATACACGGCAATGCCAGCAACTAGACGTGGGCGAATTAGCGAACAAAACTTAAGCCCGTAGCGGGTGTTGGCAAATTGCGAAAGGTACGCGCTTTTGCTCACCCACTCCGGAACTTGATAGGACTCACTCACTGAACCGACTGAGCGACTTGAAACCGGAAACGTGCTCACGGAATCAAGTCCTTGCTGCGATGCTTGAATATCACTCACAAGGTAATGAGCCGCTAGATACAGGAAAGCAATTTTGAGCTGCTCCTGTGACGCCCACAGACCCTCGTTAAAGTTTACCTTAGCTTCGTCATACGCTTTCGTGATGTCAGCATCGACAACTGTACCCACGGCAACAACTGCACCGTAGGTAAAGTCACGATAGAAGTGCGCTTTGAAGTCAGCGACTGTTATATCAGCAACACCAGCCATCAGAGCGCACTCCTATCATCAAAGAGCAATTGCGTGCGAGAAATAAAGTGTTTCTTTTTCGCGCAAGAATGTAACGCCGCTAAATTGTCCATATGCCGAGTTAACCCAGCTGAAACCATCTTCGGAACCGGCTTGTGTCACTGTGTAGTCGATTGGCAAGTTCATTACCAGCGATGTTGGGTCGTCAACTGTCAGAACATAGCGGTTCACTGCGAGCGGGTTATTGTCTTTGTCGGCGTAAGCGCAAGGCATAATCTGGAAGCTTTGGTTGCCTGTGAGCGATTTAAACATTTCGTCGATGATTTGCATACGAGTTTTCATCGGGAAAGTAATGTCTGGGAACGTGTGCAAGCCGTTGTATTCCCCTTCAGGGATGATGAACTTGCTTGGTTTTGCGGTACGAGCGCAGTTAGCTCTGTATTTCTCATAAACCGCACCGATAAATACTTGGAGCTCCGCTTCAGTCATCGCCTTGATTGGCTTTGCGATTGTGGTCGTGTCGTTTGCGACGCCAGCGCCATTCAAAAGACCACCGATACCGGAATCATTTTCGAGTCCGAGGAATGCGATTTTCTGAAGACCCAAGTCCCATGATTTCTTTCGGGCAACTTCACGCGCTTCGATGAGCGAGAAGATGTTGTTCGCTTTTGCAGCTTGTTCGAGCTCGATAACAGACCATTCGATATTTTTTGCCCAGAACTGAGTGCTTTGTTTCACAGCATCAAACACTGCGTCGGATTGGCCGCGTTGAGCGCGGTTCGAGTTGGAACCAATCAGGCCTTTCTCAAAGCCGTCATCCTTGGAGAATGAACGCCAGTTGAGGATGTCATAGTCGAACGCACCGACTCCGGGAACAACTGGAACGTAGTCCGCAAAAGGAATTTCGTAAAACTTTTGCTCGGAAACTTTCTGAGCAACGGCAGTCAGCGTGGTGATAATCTGGCGAGCGCCTTGTGCGTTATTAAGTATCATTGGCTTGTACATTTTTTAAACTCCTTTTTATTTATATTTAGGCTTTGACCAACACGCGGATAAGGTCACCATCAGCAGCAGCTTTGCTAAGAGCGAGGCCAACCAACTTCTCACCAGCACCGAGTGCGGTCACTTTCTTAGCGGCTGGGTCATAAGCGAGTTCAGCTCCGACGCTCAACGCACCATCAGCTTCACAAACGACGACCGAGCCGAGGATGCCGATTTCAAGTTTTTCGCCGACAGCGAATGATTCGACAATTGGGTTAGTCAACACTACGCCGAAATATGCAGCTGTTTCGTCCGCACCGACTGCAACGTAGGGCATTTCGCCCGCCGGAGTTGCGCTGGACAATACAACTAACTCACCCGGAAGCAGAATGTCTGAAGCGGTTGCAGAATAAAACTGAACGCTCATGACGTTGCTGACTTCACCGGCAATCTTTGAGCCTTTGAGTGTTTCGAGAGCAAATTGGTTCTGATTCAATGCCATGACTAATATCTCCTTTTATTTATTTCTTGGTACCATAACGTGAGCGACCCAATGCAGCGCGTTCGTGAATTGTTTGATAGCCGCTCGCGCCATTGTCCATGATTGATTTGAAACTTGCTTGCTTGAGGGCGTTGAAGCGTTCATTGGTTTGCTTCAGGCCATCGGCAAAGCTCAACGAGTTCATTTTCTCGTCTTCGTCTTTCATTTGTTCTTTTTCTTCTTTTTCTTCTTCGTCTTCATTCATTTTCTCGGAATCGCTTTCTTGCTCAAGTGCAGGTTCTTCCTCTTCCTTTTCGGGAGCTTCGATTTCGATTTCGACTTGATTTTCAGATTCTTCTTTTTCAAGTTCAGCCAACAAAGCGTCAACCTCAGCGTTCATTTTCTCTTCTTCGTCTTCCTGCATGACAACGTGCTCAACATCCACTGGTTGAGCCTTTGCTTGTTTGTACGCTTGAACTAATTCGTTAAGCGCAACTTTCTCACCGTCGACTTCGATTTCCATTTCCGAGGAATTTTCTTTCACTTCCTCAGATTTTGTCCTGAACAACTTAAACATACTGACTCCTTTTAAAGCGATACTCTCTTTAAGCGTAAGTGAGGCCTTTGTTGATTGCAAGTTACGAGAGTTGTAGAACTTGGGGTTCACGGCCATCTCGTACCGAGGATGTTCAACAATAGCGAGGTGAAGGTACTTTCCATCCTCAATCGTTGCGTCAAAATCGACTGCATTCAGGGTGCCCCCCGCTCCTTTGCTGACCACCTCATATGAGGTCGAAACACCCCAACCGCTTTCGAGCTTCTGAATCGCCTCCTCTGTTTCGACTACGCAATGAGCCATCCACAGGTCGGTGTCGGTATCGTAGTGCATGTCAGCCACGCGGCCACAGACAACTTGCTCAAGCTGATTTTCGAGTTCAGACTGTTCAACGTGGTCTATGATGAGCGGAATACCGAAGGCCGTTTGAGCCATTTTCTCTAAAGACGATTGAGGCACGTTGACCCGCTCGTCCTCGTATTGGCAAAGCCCTGCTCGCATACACGGTATGACAAACGTCTTTGCGTTGACCATTTTTTTCATTTTATGGCGCTCCATGGACGTTCTAAATTTTCAGCAATGCTTATTAGATGTCTAATCATGGTAAGCCATGTAGACGGCATCTTGAACTAGACCGATAGCTTTTTTGATTTCTGGATATTTTAATACTGGGTAAGCTCGCTGCAGTTCATCCAACGCTCGGTCGAGCTGTTTAGCGGCCATCGCTATTTTGGGGTCCTTGGCATTCTTTTTCTCGTCGAGTTTTTCAATTGCTTTCAGCTTGACCTCGGGTGCGGCGTTGCTCTTGATGATGGCGATTTTCTTGGCTTCTCTATATTGTTTCGCTACGACTTCATCGTATTTCTTAATTGCAGCCTTCAGTTGGTCTAACTTCTTAGGCTTCTTCAAAAGCAAAAATGTTTGCAATTTGTCTTCTTTCCCGTCAGGTGCGGACAATACTTCAAATTCAAAACGACCATCATCGTATTCTGAATACTCCGCTTTGTATTCGCCATTTTGACCTTTGTAACTTAAAGGCCGGTTTACGAACGACGCGTTGTTATTTGCCATGGCGTTTCCTTCGCTGTTATCTCTGTTATCCTTTATATTTTGACGACAATTCCTTACTAGCCTGTAAAGCTGCCTTCAATTCGCGCGACGCGATATTCAAACTTCCTGCGATTTTCTTACCGAGTTGTCCGAGGTTTGGGTCTTTTGTAATTACAGCATGCCTTTCCAATAGACCATAATATGCCATCGCTTTAGTTAAAGAATCTTGAGCGTCGACTATCATGCTCGCATATTTTGCTATTGCTTCAGTTTCTTTTGAATTCAACTTCTCTAAAGCTTTCAGTTTAACTTCCGGTGCGGCGTTGCTCTTGATGATGGCGATTTTCTTAGCTTCAATTGACATAACTTTCTCCTTAAATGATTCTATCTACTATAGGCACTGCCTGACATCTGCATCCAAAATCTTCTCCGGGATTGACTGTATTACCTTCACCGTTCCTAGGCTTCAGAGCTCCGTTTGGCCCTTTGTCCTTGTCCCAGTAAAAGATTTTCCCGTGTGCTTCCGCATGGCTATCACGAGTTCGACCGTCGCCAGCCTTACCCCCGATTGCTCTCCACTTATACTGAGTCACACCGGCATCAAGGTATAGTAACTGTTTTTGGTGAGAAGTGAATAGAGCGGTTTCTTGTCTCGCAATGAACCGAGCGCGGGTGTCGCTGACTTTGAGTCTTGACTGAACGTAGTCCATGAGCTGTCGGCGGTCTATGCCGTCTCTTATTTTGGGCAATAGGGTTTTACGGAATCTTTTTACTTCCTCGTCAATGAAACCCGCAATGGAAAGCTTGACGTTCTCGGTATAAGAATCGCGCAGCTCGGCCTTCATTTCTTTTGACAGCTTGGGCTGGACAGAAATCTCGTCGGCCAGCGATGCCAAAACTTTGTCATCGACATCATCCTCGGTAGCGCCGGCATACGGGTCGAGGTCAAGACGTGGAATCATTTCCTGAGCACGTTTGCTGATTGACGCTATCGACTCCCGTGCAGCTTGTTCGAGCGCCTCACGTGCTTTGACCTGCTTGCGTACAGCTTCCTGCAGGTCTGCTGGTAAACGTGGCTCGGCAATGACCCATCCTCTACGGCGCTTATCAAACTTTGCACCCAATTCCTTAAGTGACTTTCCGGTCGCCGCGTCCAGCTTGCCGGTAAACGCTCCACCGACGTATTGAAGTTTGCCCGACTCGACACCACGAACCAATTTGCTTTTGCTCGTCGCATTGTTTTGAATTGCCTTAAATTCCATCATAAGCGGGTCAAACAACATCGCCCGCATGACGCGCTTAATTTCAGCTCTTAGTTTGTCGCTTAAAGAGTCCGAAGGTTCGACTGTTTTCAATTCCTTCTGTTTGCTCGGCATTGGTTGAGCTCTCCTGAATCGGTGATATTATTTTCGCAATTTCTTCGTCTTTCGGTTGTGCTTCACCTTCGGGCAAGCCGAGCGCCGGTTCGACACTGTCGTCGGTTTCATCGGCATCAAGGTCGAGCGCGAATATCTTCTCGGCGTTCATGAGCTCAATGACTTTCGAAGTCGGCACCAATTTGCTGTCAAACAGCCGCATGATTCGGTCAAACTTCTGTGACTTGATTGCTTCCTCTTGGTCAGCGGAAAGCACGCGCAATGAATGAAACTCAAACGAGATAGTTTCAGGCACGTAGCCGAACAATTGCTGACAGCGAGCCTGAATCATGAACAGCAACACGTTGCGGTCTTTTGCTCGGACTTCTGACTCCACCTTGGCGTTCCAAGTTTCAAGGTCATCTTCGCCCGAATTGAATCCTGCAGCCGATAGCCCGAACAGCTTGGTCATCGGTGTTCCGAGGTCGGCAGCAATGCCCTTGCGGTTTTCGGCAATCGCTTCAGCCATCCCTGAAAGCGACAGTGACTTTTGCTCGTACTCGTCATCCTTATCCATGACGAGTGCTGATTTGTAATTCTTGAGCTCGGCAGCGAGCTGAACACGTTGAGCTGCCTTTTGTGCGCCGTCGCTCGATGCCAGAGTTTCATTGAACCCTTCCATGCGGAACACATCGACCTTCATTTCGTCGGTCAGCTCATACATGACTTCCTGATTCTTGAGGTATTGATTCCATGAGCGCACGACACCCTCAAGCCGTGACACGCCCCATCCGGAAAATTGCCCACGAATCATCGAAGGTGCTTTTTCGCCTATCATGCGGAGCACGCACGTTTTGTGTAGCCGGTGTCCGTAGTAAAGGTAAGGCACGTCACCGAGGAAGTCTTGGGTTTGGTCAAGTATGTTGCCGTTGGTTGTGGTAGCCAACTCCCATCTGTCAACCGGATAGAACTCCAGCTCACCGTCTTGTTGTATCTGGTCGATGGTAAATTCTTGGTCGTACTCTTGACCGGCATTCACAATGAGGCCGCCACCGCCGAACACTTCTGTCCACATGCGTGCCTCAACTAACGTTTGAAGGTCTTGCGCCTCTTCCATTTTCTGATTCAGCGTTGCCAAGTCATCGGCTGAGAGCTCGTCACACTTGATAAGCACGCCACCACGATAAGCGTCTTCGATTGGTTGACGCACAAAGCGCCGCAACAAAGAATGCTCTTGAATCATCTCAGTCAGCAGCATTCTGTTTTGTGTTAATGCCGAATAGCGCAGATTGTTTTGTAGGCCTTTCAACCCGCTGACTTCGGTCGGCTTGATTGCACCCATTGTGAAGTCCTGCAGCACGCCGTTGTCTTTTATGACGCTGTTTTGTTTCGGTTTGCGTTTAGTCATCAGTTCGTCCTCGTGTGTCAGAGTATATCGAATGAATTCAGTTTACGTTTGATGAATCGGTTTAGCGAGTATCGGATAGCGTCAGCAACGTGATTGTGCGAATCGAGCGGCACCGGTAACAGCTCGCCAGTGAGCTTGTCCACCTTCCACGAATAGCGCGGAAGCTCATACGCCGAATTACTGCAATCGGGATGGATCACAATGGCGTCTAGAGAGCGGAGCCACGCGATGCCGTCCTCAACGGAGCCACTCCACTTTGGAGCTGCCTTCACGTTGAGCGGTCTCCGGTCTGGGAAATTGTTCGGCAGGTTTAGGTAGCTGATTGATTCGGGTCGTGAGTTGTCCGCCCACAGTTCGGCGTTCACAGCTCCGGGAACACTAGCAAAGCATCTAGCGTAATCAGATATCTCAACGCCGTGTCCATAAAATTCATTTCGGATGTACAGCTTGCGTTGATGCAGAAAGCAGCGCACGAGCACAGTCGGGTCAGCTGCGAAGCCCCAGTCGATTCCGTAGTACGCTTGCCATTCAGCATCTGGTTCGAATTCCTGAACTTGAATCAAATGACCTAGGATAGACGCTTGCGTAAATGAGCGGGTCTTGCCCATCCATATGTGCAAGTAATCCTCGTTCGACCTGCGCTTGCAAGCTTCCATTTCAACGCGCAGAACCTCAGGGAACCATGGATTGTCGGGGTAATTCATTTCGATGACGATGGACTCATCACGCGGGTCAGTCTCAGAAACGAATCGCCGGTACACTGGGTCACTTTCCAGCTCAGGGTTGAAAGTAAAATAAAACACTGACCCTTCGGCTCGAATAGTCGGCAAGAGCAAGTCCATTGAACGTTTCGATAGCCGTTGTGCTTCCTCAACCCAAACGTCGGTGAAACCATATAAACTTTTGATGGAGTCAACCGTATGTTCCGCAAGTCCAGCAAACACAAACTCACTTCCGGTCAGGTTGCATTTGATTGAGTTGAAATTGATTGTGAACTTATCGAGCAAGTCATAGGTGTGAATGACGCTCTTAAGCAAAGCGTGGACCGACTCACGAATGCTTGCTTGAAACTCACGACAGCAAAGTATTCGCCGTTGTGTTTGCATTGCTTTGATAATCAGCAGTCGTGCAATGCTCTCAGACTTGCCAGACCCTCGGCCACCGTGAATGACGTTGTATCGCTTTGGTTTGGTTAACGGCCAAAGTTTAGCCGGCAAATCAATGTTTTTAGACATCGATAACGTCGGTCTGTTTTTGCAAAGGATTGCTGAGTTGCTTCACATCTTCAGGTGACACAAAGTTAACTTGAATGCCCGCCTCTGGTTGAGCGTTGACTTGTATAGCTGTGATATCGGTTTTCTGTTCCTTTTCAAAAACCTTGAAATACTGCATCAACATTTTGACGATTTCAGGTGGCGGAGATTTATTTTGCCCGATTAAGTTGCGGACTAATTTAACTAAATCTTGAATTAGAGCTGACTCAAGATTAAGCACAGCTGCGCCCACTTCTTTGTCGAACTCAGGGTTTTCTTTCCTGAAGCGTTCAATCGATGTCTCTGACTTCATGCCCAATCGGTAAGCAATATGCTCCCAGCTGTGGCCGAGCATGCGCCATCGTCTCATGTTCTCGATTTCGGC